TGAGGATCACGCAGCCACCACATTTAGCGCCATGCCGGCCAGTTTGCCACCGGGGGCTATCCCGCTCGATCAGCCACCGCCCGCACCAGCCGTCGCACCCGTTGCGCCACCATGGGTTAACCGGTTCGCTCGCGCTGGCCGCACCCTGGCCGACCAACAGACCGTGCAGACCTCACCGGCCATTGTCTACGGTCTGATTAATGAGCGATCCATTTCAATGCTATGGGGGCCACCGGGCGCGGCCAAATCATTTGTAGCGGCAAGCCTCGCCCGTGCAATCGGCACCGGGTCGGATTTTCTCGGAAAGCCGGTCAAAGCCGGGCGCGTGCTCTATATCAGCACCGAGGGTAATGTGCGCGTGCGCTTCGCTGCCGATGGTCTGGCCCTGGCCGACGTGGTGACGATGGAAGAACCGGTCAACTTGATGGCACCCGAGGACGTGTCGGACTTGTGCGCCTATATCCGCGACGAGGGGTTCGCGCTTGTCATTTATGACGTATTCAGTGAGTGCGTGATAGGCGACGAAAACAGTACCGAGGACATGTTGGCAGCGGGGCGAGGCTTGCGGGCGATCCGCGAAGCCACCGGCTGCGCACAGATGATCGTTCACCATTCGACAAAGGACGGGTCTGCTGCACGGGGGTCTAGCGTGCTCAAGGGCTTTGCAGACAATGACTATTACGATTTATCCCACTTTGACCTTGAGTCGGTCGACCTCGGGCCGGATCTTGACCCCATCGCCCCGGCTGGTAGCCGCAAGACTGCTGCCCGTGTTAAGTGGGTCGGCTGCATCGAGGCTGCACGCGAGGCTGTACAATCGGACACACCGCACCAACGCGCACCGCTGGCAAAGGGTCGCCACGGGCAACCGAGCCACGAACAACGGGCATTCGACATACTGCGGGCGGCGGGAGGTGACGGCCTGGACTCTGAAACATGGCTGTCCCGTTTTCAAACTGGCGGCAACTTTATCGACAACACTGCCGCCCGCAAAGAGTTCAGGCGCACCCACGGCAAACTGGCCGAGCACGGTTACTGCCGGGCAGAGATTGGCCCCGGAGGCCTTACCATCTTCAAACTGTCGCACGCGCTGGAAGTCGCCGAGCACGACGCATTCGCACGATTTGCAAATAACTGTTGACTCTGCTGCTTCTTGTATCTAATATGCAGCTAAGGACGCAGCGCAAAGGGCGCGACGTATTTTAACGGAGTAATGCAAAGTGAAGAAAATCACACAATCTGAATTTGACGCACTGCCAGTTATTAACGGGGTGCGCCAGTGCCCCGGCTTTACTGATTATTCGCTGTTGTGCAGCTTCGGCCAGTTGTGTAGCTTCGGCGAGTCGTGCCGCTTCGGCCAGTCGTGCCGCTTCGGTGAGTGGTGCAGCTTCGGCGAGTCGTGCCGCTTCGGCCAGTCGTGCCGCTTCGGCCAGTTGTGTAGCTTCGGTGAGTGGTGCAGCTTCGGCGAGTGGTGCAGCTTCGGCGAGTGGTGCAGCTTCGGCGAGTCTTGCAGCTTCGGCGAGTCTTGCAGCTTCGGCAAGTGGTGCAGCTTCGGCAAGGGGTGCAGCTTCGGCGAGTCTTGCAGCTTCGGCGAGTCTTGCAGCTTCGGCGAGTCTTGCAGCTTTGATGGGTGCACCGACAAGGCCAAACCCGGTCGACCGTTAATTCGATTTGACGGCTTCGGGTCTGCGCGCCGCACCACGCAGTTTTTCAACCTTGAGTCGGGAATATGGGTGCACTGCGGGTTCCAGCATTTGACCATCGCCGCGTTCCGTGACCGTGTGCGCAGCAAGTACGGCGAAACCGGGCACGGGCTGATCTACCTCGGAATGGCAAATATGGCCGAGGAACATTTCAGGCAACTCGACGAGCGTGTGCGTCAACGCAAATGACGCACAATGACGCATAGCCCGAAAGCCGCACTGTAGCGGCTTTTTTGTTGACTTGACATATTGGCGCGGCACGCGCAATATTTATACGCGTTAACAATATCAGGTGACACTATGCACAACAAACAACAACAAGTAACCATATCGGCCCCGGCTTGGCTTTGCCGCTGGCTTTCGGAAAATCAATCGGATCTGCCACGTAGACTGACCAAAAGGCTTGGGCTAATGTCACCGGACGCCGCGCTGAGTGCCGCACGCAAAGGTTTTGCGCTGACGCATGAGAACCGGTACATCGCAGAGTGCTGGGGTGTTCTCGATAGTCAGGGGCGTCCGGAGGAACCGCTGCCGCTGGCAAAAGGTCGTTTTGGCCGTCTGAGTTACGAGGCCATTGCGCTAAGGCTCGCACCGATACCGCAGCACGACGACCTATGGTGCGACCTGTTCGTGAGTCATGTCCTGCACACTACCGAGCTTGACACAATCGGTGCGATGAAAGAGTTCAGGCGGGCAAAACACAGCCTGCGGCGCAAAGGTTACAAGGTGTGACCCCGACCGAGACTTCGGTACTTATCGCGGCATGCGGTGGCAGCGCCAGCAAGCCGACATTGATTGCGATGGGGTGCAGCCGCGCCGACATACTCGCAGCGCTTGAAAGTGGCGTGTGCGCCGAATTACGGCGCGGCATTTTGGCGCACCCTGCGCGTTCAAAATGCGACTTTGGGCCAAAATCCAAGGCGGTGATGTCGGCTTACTTTTTCACCAAACGCCCGATAAGTGACGATAATGCGTACAAACGAACTTTGCGTTTTCTGGAAGATATAAAATTGACTCGCTGTAATTTTCACAAAATTTGCGAAAAATTGATTGCTCGCGGCTTAATTTATAGAAATGGTAGGTTAAAATGCGTAACAAAAACCGCACGCGTCTCGATTTTTTGATAACACAGGAACTTTGCGCGCGCACAAATGACTCCTATTTGCTGCAACGCACAAACTATGCGCGAATTTGTGCGAACTTGTGCGCGGCGTTTAAAATCAAGCACTTATCATTATGCGAATTTGTGCGAATTTGTGCGTCGCATGAACTGGCCCCCGCTGCGCACAACTCTTAAGCTGTACTGTAAGTACAGCTAAGAGTGCGCGTGGCAACTGCGAAATGTGGAGGTGACGTTGTATGGCAAGAAAATCAAATTTAACGGATGATCAGCGCAGAGAAATTCTCAGGCTGTCGGTTGAAAAGAATATGGGTAGCCGAGAGATTGGGCGGAACCTCGGAATACCTGAAAGTACGATCAGGCGGAACCTAGGAGTAATGCCCGAGACTATTCGGCAATCTGCGCAACAGATCGTGACGGCTGAACGCGTGATTCGCGATCTGTCCGTGACCGCTCAAATGGTGGCGTTTGATCATCTGGCAAACTTGCGAGCGATCAGCGCCAATCTATCCGAGGCTGCACGGATCGGAACCCACAATGCGGTGAGGCTAAACGCGCTGGCGGCTGATGCGCTGAACAAGGCCACCGTCGACCCCGAGAACCCCGACTACAAACAAATCCAAGCCGTCGCCGGTTTGACCAAGACTGCGAATGACGCCGCGCAACTCGGGGTGCAACTGATCAGCGCCAACAAGGGCGCCCCGCCACCCGAGGCGCCCGCCGTCGCTGGGCCCGACGTGACCAAGTTGTCCACCGCTACATTGTTGGAGCTACAGGCAGCCCATGACGCCGCTAATACCTGATCGGCTGGCAATCAGTCGCGAACTATGTGAACGCAGTCTGGCCGAGTTCGTGCGGCAAGCCTGGGGCGTGCTTGACCCCGGCATGCCCTACGTCCACGGCTGGCACATCGACGCCATTTGTGAGCATTTGGAGGCCGTGACGAACGGCCAGATAAACCGGCTGCTGATCAACGTGCCACCCGGCACCAGCAAATCTAGCTTGGTCGCAATCTACTGGCCGGCCTGGGAGTGGGCACGTCGACCTGAAATGCGCTTTATCGGTGCCAGTCATGAACAAGGGCTGGCCGTGCGCGATTCGCTCAAAATGCGGCGCCTGATCGAGTCGGAGTGGTATCAGTCACGGTGGCCATGCGCCCTGATGGGTGACAACAACCAGAAGTTAAACTTTGAAAACGACCGTACCGGATTTCGCCAAGCGTGCGCGGTGCGATCCATGACGGGTCGACGTGGCGACCGGATCTTGTGGGACGATCCGCACAGCGCCGAGGATGCAAACAGTGCCCCCGCACTGGCCGAGGCTGAACGCATCTTTCGCGAGACATTGCCAACCCGGCTTGTCAGCCCTGAGCACTCGGCAATTATCATCGTCATGCAACGATTGAGCACCGAGGATGTGTCGGGCGTCATTGCTGCGGGCGACTACGGATACGAGCACCTTTGCTTACCAATGGAGTACGAGCCTGCCCGCGCCTGTCGCACATCGATAGGCTTTTTGGATCCGCGCACAACTGAGGGTGAGCTATTATTTTCGGCACGCTTCCCGAGCCATGTTGTCGAGCGTGACAAAAAAATTATGGGCAGTCACGCTACAGCGGGTCAATTTCAGCAGCGACCGACGCCCAAAGGCGGCAACATCATCAAGTCCGAATGGTTCGCACGCTACGGGCAGCCACCGCGCATCTTGTGGCGTTCAATCTACGCAGACACCGCGCAAAAGACTGCGCAGCGCAACGACTACACCGTGTTCGCGTGCTGGGGGCGAGGTGACGACGGGCGGGCGTACCTGCTGGATATTCTGCGCGGCAAGTGGGAGGCGCCGGAACTCAAACGCCGCGCACTGGACTTCTGGCGCAAACATCGCGACGTCGACGACCGACGACTCGGGGCACTTCGCGCACTCAAGGTTGAGGATAAGGCCAGCGGCACCGGATTAATTCAGGAAATACGGCGCGAGGGTGCAATTCCGGTTATTGCTGTGCAGCGCGAGCGTGATAAGTACAGCCGACTTATGGACGTGCTCAGTTACATCGAGGCCGGATTGATCGTGCTGCCCGACTCGGCACAATGGGTGTCTGATTTTATAACCGAGTGTGAGGGGATTACCGCCGACGACTCGCACGCCCACGACGATCAGGTGGATACAATGATTGATGCCATTGACGACATGCTGGCCGGTACTGCGTTTGACTTATCGGCACTTTTATGAATTAATCCCCATTAATTCGGATTTAATCGGAAAATCACATGACCGCACCGACCGGACGCCCACGCGGGCGACCTCGCAAGGATGCAGCAGCCCCGCGTATCGACGGCCCGTATGAAAACGTAATCCTCGGGGTCGGTGGGCGCAATGATCGCAGCAGCTTAACGCGCATTGCTGCCGGTCGCATCCTGAGTGCCGGCGAACTTGATGTGCTCTATGCCCATGACGGTTTTGCACGTCGCATCATCGACACGCCTGCCGACGAAATGGTGCGGGCGGGCTTTGAGCTTGAAGGGGTCGATGAATCCGGTAAAGTCACGGCTGCATTAGAGGGACTTGCTGTTGCCTCAAAGTTGGGCGAGGCGCTGCGCTGGGCAGGTCTGTACGGTGGTGCGCTGGTCGTCATGGTGATTAACGACGGCGGCACCCTGGACGACCCCTTGCGCCCCGACAGCGTGCGTGAAGTCGAGTCCCTGCGCGTCTATGATCGCTGGCAGGTATCGCGGCACAAACATTACACCGACGCGGGCGACAAGCGCTTCGGTGAGGTCGAGGTCTATCTGATCAGCCCTGCTATCGGGTCGCCCTATTATGTGCATGCCTCACGGTGCCTGGCGTTTGACGGCCAGCCCGTCCCGCCCCGTATCCGCGAGCAAAACGACGGGTGGGGCGGGTCGCTGCTGCAAGCCGCATACGATCAACTGCAACGCCTGAACATGGCACACGAGTGGGCGAGCAAACTGCGCCAGAGGGGCGGTGAGGATCTGGTGCGCAAGCGCATCGATATGGTCGACATGGCTCGCAGCGTCAGCAATACGGTTGTGATTGACGCAGCCGAGAGCTACGACATAAAGGCGACCAGCTTCGCGAGCGTGCCTGATATTGTCGACCGCATGGCTGGTGCATTAGCCGCTGTGGCTAACATGCCAGAGTCGCTGCTATTCGGCAAACAACGCGGTGGCCTGGGGTCTGATAACGCGGGTGACCTCAAGGTCTGGCACGCACACATCGGCCAGCAGCAAGAAACGCGACTGCTGCCACAGCTAGATCGACTGGTCGGCCTGGTGCTTCGCAGCCTCAAGTTGTACACCGAGGCGTACGAGATTGAATTTTGCCCGCTGGCCGTGGCAAGCGAGAAAGAACGCAGCGAGGTGAGTCTAAACAACGCCAAGGCTGCGGAAATTTATGTGAGCATGCAGGCGCTAGACCCCAGCGAAGTGCGTGCGACGCTGATCGAAAACGGGCCGTACCAAATGAACGACACGGGCACCTCGCCCGAAACCGGAGATGTTGAAGATGACCGAAGCTAACCGTGACGTATTCCTGCAAGAGCTAACCAAACGCGGTCTTAACAATGGCCGTAAAATCTACATTTAGCCCGCCCGCAAGCGCCGAGCGCGAGTATACTCGGGTGGCGCTGCGGCTATCGCGTGCCCTGGCTGCTAACGCTAACCGGCTACTCGTGCCAGCCGTTGCCAGCATCAAGCACGAGTACGACGCGCAGACCCGAGGTGACGCGCAAGGGTTGGATAAACTCACGGCGACCATTGCAGAGCTAGAGCGACTGGCCGTGGCGCACACTCAGGCTGCAATCGCCACGCTGCCGGGTACGCTCAAGCAAATTGCGAGCAACAACGAGCGCCAGTTTGCCGCAGTGGTCAAAGCAAAGACCGGGCACGCGCTGCCACCAGTCATGCCGGGGGCACCTCGCAGCCCTATTGGCGTGAATGTTTTCCGGTCTGAACCGTTCATGCAGCCAATGTCAGACGCGTGGATTAAGGCCAATACCGACATGATTAAATCGCTACCGACACGCTTGCACCCTGAACTTGAGGGTATCGTGCGGCGCGGTGTGACTGCTGGCGCCAGTGTGCGCGACATAAAAGCCGAGATTGCCGCACGCTACGGCATGACCGACTACCGGGCGAAATTGATCGCGCAGGATCAAACTCTAAAATTTAATGCGGATCTGACACGCCACCGGTTGCAATCGGTCGGGGTCGAGCGCTACATCTGGCGCAGCGTGCAAGATTCGCGGGTGCGCCCCGAGCATGCCGAGTACAACGGCAACGAGTACGGGTGGGACGATCCACCCC